TGTCTATTGCGTTTCTCCCGTCTGTCGCTATTCTTTCATCGTAAACATTCAACACCGCACCTTCTCATAGCGTCCGGCCCCGTAGGCTGCACAAGGGACGCGCCGATCAAGTCCCGCTGGGAGTAGAGGTTACAGACCGGCCCAGCGATTCGGTAAACCGACCGCCACAGGTGCTGAAGCTGTGGCGTGTGTGAATATACTGCCTGATGAGGCCCAAGAAGGGCCGAAACAGCGCCACAGCGGCGCTGTAGCAGTTAGAATGGCCCCAATAGGGAGAGGAGATAGAAGAACATGGCAAAGACATTAAAGGGCGAGATTAGAGATGTTCTATTCGCTCTGGACGCAGTGAATACGGCCGGCGCGAGTGAGGAGATCGCGGCTTTGCTGCGTGGCGTTGAAGACGATTTAGAAAAAGCGGAAAAGCTCGCGGCCTCTGAGGAAAAGTAGAAATGGACCGGTTGCAAGTGTTGGAGATGTTGCGATCTGAAATGAGGAAATGGGACGACAAATATAACGCAGCACGCAGGGAAGGGAGACGAATAGAAAAGGAACGGGCCGACGCTCGCTCAAACGAAGTCTGCTCCGTGGCGCTCCTGCTCGGCTTTACCAGCGCGGAGTTGCTCGGCTCGCCGTTTATCGCTGGGAGCGACGCAGATATAGCGTGGAGAGCACAAAACGAGTTATGACTGCCTGACGAGTCCAAAAGGACGAAACGCCTGCCACGCTGGGCAGGCGTCGCAGTTCATACGCCGGCGGGCATACGCAGAGGAGATAAAACAATGCTTACAGACAACCGCGGGAAGGTCCCAACAATGGAGACCTACAAGCTTGGGATGCTCTTAGACACAGTTGCAGAACTCGTGAAGATTGGAAAGGCGCTCCATAGACGCTATGAGGACAACTGCAACGGTGACATCCCCGAAACTGATATTGATGCAGATAGCAATGACCGCGTGGCTATGAAGCTCCAGAAGATGGCCGACGCAATCGCTGCTAATGTTGGACTCTACGTCTATCACCAAACCGACCCTCGGGGATGGCCGCTGTACATCTCATTTAATCCTATTCCCGACAACGATTATAACCGCGCGGCAGTAGGGATCGATTGCAGGCTGGATGAAGAAGAGGAGGGGTGAAATGGCATTTGGAGACGGGAGACGCGGGATGGCATACGGAGACTATATTTTGTGGATGTGGAACAATCTTGACGATGTTGTTACGCTCTGGTATATCACACTGGAAGACGCGGCCCAATATTACCGCTCCCATAAGTGCACAAGTGCGATACTCAGGCGTGATGTTGGCGGAAGGCAAGAGATTGTTTTTGCGTTCAGCCGGAGTTTCTGATTTTTCCTCATCCTGATGAGTCCTGGCAGCTCCAGGACGAAACACGACGCCATACCGGTGCCGTGTCGATGATAGCCAAATCATCCCGCAGTCTGGACGACTGTGAGCCTGTAGTAAGGAGATGGAAGCATGAAGGGCTCAACAATGGAAGTATTGCAGAGGCAATGGGAGCGAGCAATGTTGGACGAGGATTGGGAGGCGGTGGACCGCATCGACGCGGCCCGCGAAAAGATCGAGGCGCTTTCCGTCCGTGGATGTGTCTGGGCCGGTACGGAAACGTGCCGGACGTGCGCGAAGGCTGACACTTGCAAGGTGTCGGAGAGTGTAGCATGAAGTGGGCCGCGAAAGCATCCCATGTTGTGGCTGCTGCTCCTAGTTTGAGCATCGGCCGGCGCCTGCTGGTTGCTGCCGGTGCTGTGGCTGGTATGCTGGTTCTGTTTTTCTGGATCGCTTTCAGCGTCCTCTTTGGCGACGGGAAACCGAGCGGATCGGGAGGCGTCGGGGGTGCGTGGTGAGTTTGGCTGCCTGATGAGCTGATAACAGCGAAACGGCGCTTTTGCGCCGTAGCAGTCTATTTGGAGAGCCGGAAAACTCCACCAACCGGCAAGGAGATCAAGGATGAAGACTATAAACAGAGACCATCTTTTTGAGAACAGACTCACGCTCGTCAAGCGCAACAGGGCAAGCTACTATCTGTGGCATGAGAAATCTGAACACCCAGTTATCGTAAAGCGCACACTTGGCCTTGACCGTGCTTTTGAGACCCAGGACTGGAACCAGTTCGAGAAGGCAGAGGCGCACGCGCTTGGTGGTGACGTAGGCTAGGAGCGTCCAGCCCGACGGCGCCGGAGTCATTGACTCCAGTGCCGTTCTTTTCAGACGCAGGGAGTGCAGGAACCGAGCGCCAACGCGCAACCGTCCCCGTCCCTGGAAGCCAGGCTATGGTGGTTTCAGGAAGTTGAGCTATGGTGGAAATCAGGCTATGGTCAAAAAGTTGAGCTATGGTAATTGTGGTATACTATGAAAGGAGGTAAGGCTATGGTTGTTGCAGCGTATTTGAGAGTTAGCACAGACGCTCAGGCAGGCGCAGACAGGTACGGCCTCGACGCGCAACGCGCCGACATTACGTCCTACGCCCATGCACGTGGCATGGAAATTGGGCTATGGTTCGAAGACGCGGGTTTCAGCGGCGCAACGCTCGACCGCCCAGGTCTCTCTGATCTCCTCTCCTCTGCATCTCTGCACTCTTTTACCACAGTCATCGTGGCGAAGTTAGACAGGGTTGCGCGTGACCTCATGCTTCAGCTGTGGATCGAGAAGGAGTTGCTGAAGGCAGGCGTGGAGATCGTTAGCGTTTCAGAGCCGACGAACGGGAGCGACCCGACGTCGCGTCTCTTCCGTGAAATCATCGGCGCGTTCGCGGAGTTCGAGAAGGCTCGCATCACCAGCCGCATGAGCGGTGGGCGCGTGGCAAAAGCCCGTCAAGGTGGCTACGCCGGTGGCGGTGCGCCGTTGGGCTATGGTGCTGCGCGTGGCAGTCACGTCCTCACCGTTGAGCCGGAGCAGGCAAAGACAGTCAACCAGATTTTCACTCTCCGCGCCCAAGGTCTCCCCATGCGTCATATCGCTGCGGAGATGAACGCGCGCGGCCTCACCACACATGAAGGAAAGGAGTGGCACGCGGCGCAGGTAAAGCGTGTCCTTGACCGCAAGAGTCTCTACTGTGGCGAATACAGCTATGGTGGCATCATAGCACAAGGGAAGCATGAGAGAATCCTGACAGGATAAGGAGGAGATAATGACTCTCACAGAATTGACGAAAGAGGTAGCCGGCAGGACGCGCGGCGAGTTGCAAGTGCTTATACACCAGCAGCGGTATGTGATTCTAGCTGCTCCCGATGTGTTTGCCATTGTTCCGACTCAGCATGTGTGTGGGCTGAGGGTGTATGAAGGCTTGGGCATACCACAAGGCGTATTTAGCATTATGAGATGGTCTGATGCGGAGAAACTCTTGATAGCAGAAGAGCCAACAAGGAGGACAGCATGAAATACCGTGGTATATGCAAATACGGTCACTTCAGATGGCAGACCGCATTCTGGCTCAGAGGAAGGCGGTACCATTTTAGGCTTCACTCGAACGATGATTGGTGGACCTGCACAATCGAGGTGAAGATATGAAGAATCTGTTGTCAAATCTGTTCCACATCATCGGCATCATCTTCTTTCTCTTCATCATCTGGCTGCTCCTTGAACTCACGGGCTTCGCTTCTGGGTTCAGAGAAGCAATGAACGCAATGCAACACGCAACAGGGCACTAGCAGCCGGAGAGTCCTGACGGACTAGGCTGTCATTGGAGGCATGGTATGGGCGTTTATGCAAAAGGGCAAAGCATTCAGCATGTTCATTCTTCTCGCACTTCCGTCTCGTGGAAGTCTCCCACCGCCGCACTCAAAATCAGCCGCGCGATGAAGCGTGGCAGCCGTCGCGCCGCAATCGTTGAGGCGTGGGCTATGGTCGGTGAACTCAAGAGGGCAGCATGAACGGTAACGACGCGATTGACTTCGCTGGTAGTCAGAATGTTGATGTCGTAGATGCTGTGGACATGGATTACGTCCTTGAAAAGTTGCAGCAGATTGCTGACATCTTGGTCAACATCAATGAGCGTCTTGTGCTTCTTGAGAAGAGGGCAGCATGACCTTCCTCTTCGCGTTCTTCAGTCTCGCGCTTGGCGTTGTTATTGGCGCGTGTATCTCCATTATCCGGCATCGGCATGACCTCGACGAGTTCAGACAGTAACGTCATCTGCCGCTTCACGGAGAACAACATCGTTGTTCAAGCACCCTTCACAGAGCTGGACGCATTGCGTTCCGTTCCAGGTCTGTCGTGGTCGAAGCCCAACAAGGCGTGGCAGGGCGACATCACGCCTTCCCTCGCGCAGTCTCTCCTCACGACGTTCAATGGGCGACTGCTCTGCAACGACGTCCCCCGTCTCAAGGCACTCGCGGAGTTGTACGGCGAAACGGCCTATCTCAGGTCACTAGGGTCTGACCTGCCCGACGTGCCCAACACGCGCCTTGCCCCGTGGCCGCACCAGAAACTGGAGTACTGGGCTATGGTCAACCAGCCGGCGCTCCTTGCTTATCTGGGCCTCGGCACCGGCAAGACTGCGCCCGTCGTGTGGTATGTCGAGAACTGCCCAAATACCCGCAGCCGCGTCCTTGTCGCCTGCCCGCTCTCCGTGGTGCAGGTGTGGCCCGCGGAGTTTGCCAAGCACGCCGCTGTGCCTGCGGTCGTCTGGCACAAGGGCGACGACTATCCGCACTCCGGCTCAATTCTCATCTGCCCGTTGGATAAAGGTTCCGTGGAGCAGAAGAACAAGGCGGTGCTGGAGGCGTGCAAGTATGGCGGTACTGTGGTCATCGTGTGCAACTATGAGTCCTGCTGGCGCGAGCCGCTTGCGCACACGCTCCATTCACTTCAGCTCAACCTCCTCGTCATGGACGAGGGGCACAAGTTGCAATCTCCGGGCTCTCGCGTGTCGAAGTATTTCCACCAGCTTGGCAAGACGGTTGCGAAGCGCGTGGCCTTGACCGGAACACCCGCTCCGAACGGGCCGCTCACGGTTTATGGCCTCTACCGCGCCCTCGACAGTGGCGTCTTCGGTACGTCGTTCAATGCGTTCCGTGACAAGTACGCCATTATGGGAGGCTACCAAGACCATCAGGTGATGGGCTACAAGAACGTTGAGGAGTACAACAGGCGGTTCTACAGCATCGCCATCCACGCTGACCGTTCTGTTCTGACCCTGCCTCCTGCCACGACAGTTCAGCGCACCGCTGCTCTTTCCCCCTCGGCGATGAAAATCTACCGCTCCCTGGAGAAAGACCTTGTGGCGCGCATTGAGAACGGCACCGTCACAGCGAAGAACGGGCTGGTGAAGCTCCTTCGCCTCTCCCAGCTCACTGGCGGCTGGCTCACGCCTGACGAAGATGTGTTCAACGAGGACGCCGTGCCGCAGCGTGTGGACGCGGAGAAGCAGAAACTCCTCGCCGACGTGCTTGACGACCTCCCGCGTGACGAGCCGGTGGTCGTGTTCTACCGCTTCACTGCTGACGCGCGGAGCATCGCAGACGTTTGCAAGGAGCAAGGACGCGCTTACGCCGAGCTGTCGGGGCAGCGCAACGAGCTGAAGGAGTGGCAGAAAGACGGTCAGGTGATCGCCGTGCAGATCGCCACAGGGGGGCTCGGCGTAGACCTCACCCGTGCGGCGTACTGCATCTACTACAGTGTGGGCTACAGCCTGTCCGAGCACGAGCAGTCCCTCGCCCGTGTTCACCGCCCAGGGCAGGAGCGAGCCGTGACCTACGTGCAGCTAATAATGCAAGGCACCGTGGACGAGAAGGTCTACGCAGCGTTGGAGCAAAAGAAGAATGTCGTGGAGATGGTGTTAAAGGAGATGTCTCGTGACAAAGGTTGAAGAGTTGCGGAACGTGATTGTGCATGAATGGTGGTATGAACAGAAAGTCATGGATGAAGTTGAAGCCCTCGTCGCCGCTGTTCGTGAAGAGGAGAGGGAGAGAATACGGAAGGCAGGGATAGAAACCAATATGTTAAGCGACAGGTATCAGCAACAGAGAGTCATCGTCATCCCTGTTTCTGTTTTTAATTCAAAGGAGCGTGAGCCATGAAGCGCACTCGTAGACATTTTGCGTGGTATCGTTGGTGGCATCATTGGTGGTGGCATCATGGTCGTATGTCGTATGACTGTAGTAGCGACCTTATGTGGGCGGCGAGACACAAGGGGCATATGATGCCAATATTGAGGTACAGCACAAGGTACAAGGGGGATGGGGAAAGGGTGGAACGACTATGAGCCGCATGAAAGACGTCGCGACTGATTTGCGCAACCGGTATATGGATATGACCGTTCATGAATTGGTCTGCGAACTGGCAGAACTTGGGACTGCTCCCGTAGAGCGTTTCGATCCGATTGATGAGGAGGAGGTTGAGTTTATCGAGTTTTTTCTTCGCCGTGCCGTCATCCGCGAGGCAACTGTGGAGAGAGTGTCGCTTGAAGTCAATGACGCAGGCGACAACATGGAACTTGTCGGCCCGAAGTGGCTACCAGTAGGACACTATGTGCTAGTAAAGGAGGCCTTATGAACGATAGAAAAGAACTTGAGAACGGCGACCTTCAGCTCGAAGATGGAACGGTTATTCCAGCTGAGAAGCGCAGTAAAACCGAAGTTTACAGCCGAGTTGTCGGCTATCTTCGCCCTGTGCGTCAATGGAACAAAGGCAAACGTGCAGAGTGGAAAGACCGTGTAGACTTCACTATTCCAAAGGAGGTGGACAAATGATAGACTTCCGACCATCAACAGAGAACAAGACCGTCATAATGTGGCAGGGAGAGCATTGCCAAGCAACGGTGGACGTTGGCACGGTGGACGCCAAGTCAGCAGTCCAGCTGCGCTTGCTCTTGCAGAAACTCGGCGGCTACGAAGACATCAAGCTGGAGTTCAACGAATACAAGAGCGCCATCGTGCAGTGGCATCGTGAACTGTACAACACGAGAGAAGGTGTGGTGCGCGATGCGTTGGTAGAAACTGCAACCTACCGAATGAACTTTCTGCTGGGCGACATCTCCGACTACAATCACCATTGCGCCATCATGGAGACGGCAGAGGAAGCGAAGACGGCGTGACGTTCACATTCGACATAGTGGAAGAGTGTATACTGATAAGCACAAGAATGGCAATAAGGAGGTAAAGCATGAACAGTAATTTACTGACAGAGGTAACGAAGTGGAGAGAGCATCACCCGCTTGTCCTGTTTCTTCAGGACAGCGGCATGACGCAGACCGACTTGGCAGTGCTTCTTGGCGTGACGCGCAGTGCCGTAGGGCAGTGGCTCACCGGCGGCAAGATGCGTGAGGAGTATGTTGCGCAGATGGAGAAGCTGGACAAGGGGTTTGCGGACAAACTGGCAGCGTGGCGGGACGAGTCGCCGCTGAAACGTAAGCAATAACTCTAGGAGGTGTGGTATGGGCAAGGGCACAGAGATCGTCACGTTGAATGATTATGCAATCAGCAAGCTCGGCAGTGCAGCAATCGCAGACCTCATCGAGAACAATCTCGGTGGAGAGCGGTTGACCATCAAGGACATTCCTAAACTCAAGATTCCCGCCGGCGGATCGACCACATGGCTGGTTCCTCCAGACGACGCACCGCTCAAGGAGATTGAGGGCATTGTCATCTACCAGCACGCGACCCGTGCGCTCTTCAAACAGAACGACGATGGCACGATCAGCAACGACCCCCCGCTCTGCGTGGCGGAGATGGGCAAGGTCGGTGTGCCTGCTCCCGACAGCGGCATCCTGGGCGGCTCGTGTGAGGACTGCCCCTACAGCAAGTACGGCTCTGCTGGCAAGGGCAAGAAAGGTCAGGCGTGCAAGGCCGGACAGCGCATCTATATGCTGACGCAAGGTTCCATCCTGCCGTTCGTGCTTCAGCTCTCGCCGTCCTCGCTTGCGCCGTGGCACAAATATATGATCAACCTCATCAACACGCAGCAGCTCGTGAATAACGTCGTCACGCGCATCAGCTTGGAGAAGGTCACGGGAGGGCCAGCGCCCTACGCGCGCATCATCCCCGCCGCCGTCCGCGCCCTCGCTCCTGAAGAGCAAAAGTTCGTGGCGGACTACGCCGCGAGCATCATCCCTGTTCTGCATGCTGCTCCCTATGCCCCAGCCGACGATGAGCCGCTGGAGCAAGTCGCCTAGTATCGTCTGACAAGACGATGCCGTGGCGGGAGAAGCCGTCTCGCCACGGAAAGGAGGCGAGATGGCAGCGGTAGATATGGGGCAGGCGCGTCCATATCTGGACGCGCTGTTTGGCAATGCGGCGGCTGGGGAGTTTCTGCTTATCTGGACACTCCCTGACCGCCGTTCTGCATGGTTTACCGATGTGGATAGTGCATGCCTTGCCCTTGTATCACCGCAGTATGAGGGCAAGGACGTCTATGCCGGTGCGTGCACGTCCCCCTTCGACATGGGGCCGTCGCGTCGTTGTGACGCGGCGAACGTCGCCTCGATGGGCTGCTTGTGGGCAGACATCGACATAGGAAGGGAGGGGCACAAGAAAGAGAACTATCCGAAGACCTTGGAAGACGCCATGACAGTGCTCTCCGCGTACCCGAAGCCTTCGATGGTCGTCAGCACTGGCCACGGTATTCATGCGTATTGGCTTTTCCGTGAGCGCTTTCCTGCTTCTCGCCCCGTGGACAACGAAGCCGCCAAAGAACTGATTGAGCGGTGGCAACGATGGTTGTTGCGTGGCATGGAGGAGCATGGTTTAACAATGGACATGACGTGGGATTTGGCCCGCGTGCTTCGTGTCCCAGGAGCGACAAATCACAAGGACAAAGCGCACGTCCTGCCTGTCACGCTGGTAGAGAACAACGGAACGCAGTATGACTGGCTGGATCTGTCCAAGATGATCCCCTCCGACATTCACGCCGCAGCACGCACCACGGCAACGAAGTCAGGGAGCATCGGCGCGTTGAAGCTGAGCGAGGACAGGGTGCTGAATGGTGATGTCCTCAACGCTCTGCAATTACGGTTCAGGGCGAAGTTCAACGACTCGTTCCAGCGCACGAAGCCTCTCTCGGGCGGTGACCAGTCCGCATCAGGTTATGACGCCTCGCTTGCCATGTACGGCGTCATCGGCAACCTTGATGACCAGCAGATTGCTGACCTCATCATCATGTCGCGCCGTGCCGCAGGGCAAGACCTCAAGTTGCGGCAGGACTACTACGCCAACACTATTAGCTCGGCAAGAAGAGAGGCGAAGAAGGCTGACTCCATCGAGGAGCTGATCAACCAAAGCAAGAGCACGCCTGAGTCGCAGGAAGCCTTGAACATCAGCCCCGAAGAGGCAAGGGCACGGGTACTCGACAGCCTCTCTACCGTTCTCGGCGTTCATGTGGATCGTATCGTGAAGTATGACCTCGACCCCGACCCCATCTTCTGGATCGAGATCAACGGCTCGCGGCGCGTGAAGATTGGCCCCGTGGACGTCATCATGGAAGAGAAGAAGTTTAAGAACAAGGTGATGGCGACTGTCGGCGCCCTCTTGCCGGACTTCAAGAGGCCGGAATGGGAGAAGATTGCTCAGCTCATCGTAACCTCCGCCGAGGTGCAAGACAACCTCACCGACGGACTGTTCGAGGACAGCACGAAAGCCTTGATCAGTGAGTACCTGCTCGCCACCAAAATCGGCGACGAACCCAGCGATGCAGCGGTGCTTGGCATGCCGTTCATCAACAGCGAGGGGCGCGTAGCTATCTTCTTGCAGTCGCTGAAACAGTGGATTTACTACACGCGCCACAAGGACATCAGAGAGCAGGATTTGGCGCAGTTTCTCACGAACATCGGGTGCATGAACCGCAGGATGCACTTTGTCATGAAGTCGTCCGGCAAGTCCATGACGCCTCACGTGTGGATCGTTCCCCCTGACCTCGTGCCAGGGAACGACAAATAAGGAGGTGGAGATATGGAGTCCTCAATCCCCGTCCTCCGTCTCAACGGTGAGACGGAGTATTTTCAGTATGAGAGTGCGAAGTTGCTGAAAGCGGGCTTGCTCAAACTCACAGGAGTGTGGGTACAGAGCGGCGAGCAAGGTGTGATTACCGTGTACCACGTGAATGGTGCATGGGAGGAGGTGCAGCATGGAGAAAGTTGAACTGGAACCTGTTGAACTGCAATGTGTCGATGGAACGACCATCAATATCGTTGGTGCGCGGCGAGAGCACCACGTCGAGACCGAAAACAACCACTGGTCATACACAATGACAATTCTTATCGCTGACGATGGCACCGAACTTGAGTTTGAAGACCCTTCCGACGTCCTCTACTTCAAGACTGTCCGCGACGAGGTGGCCGACAAGATGCTCCGCGTCATTGACAACCCCGGACCTGCCGACATATGGTGGGAGCTCGTGGCTGACAAATTGCTGAAACTCGTTGCATCAGTTCACATTCTTGAGGTAGCGGAAGAGACCAAACAAGCAGACTGACATGACTATCCAACTGCAAGCGTGACAAGGAGCATGGGGGCAAATGATGATGGGATGGGCATCCCGAACGCGAAATGTATCACCGTACCTTTTGCCCCCTTCCTGGGAGAACCCCAGAGGAGGCAGAGTGCAAAACGAGTTTACCATCAAGGGAGACACGGCGTACGTCGTGCTTCCCAATCGGATTGATGAACGTCGCGATACTATCGTTGTGGCAATTGACAGAGACGACTTCCCCTTGATGGACGAAGCCACGACGAGCTGGTGGTATTACGCCGCTCCAGGGCACGAGCCTCCAGGGGCGTACCTGCTCTGCAACAGCAAGCATGATGTTATTAGTCTCGCGCGTCTGCTTCTCCACGCAACGTCGCCGAAAATGTACCGCGCGTTCAAGGACGGCGACTCGCTGAATTGCCGAAGGTCGAACCTCGTTCTTATGTCTCGCATGCCCTTGCAGGCCGACTGGCTGTGGAGTGCACCGTTGCCCGAAGGGTTCACGGTTGTCCGCAAAATGGAGACATCCATCGTCGTCCGCGCATCAGCAGGCGCCGACCCGCATCTCATGTGGCAATATCTCCTCGAACGGTGGCAATGGTGTCGGAGTAAAAACATTCGTATCGTACTCCGTCGCGCACACCAAGGAGAAACGCCGCAGAAACAGCGCATCACCGCCATCATCGATTTAGGTGACCATATTGTCTCCTACGACATCGGTGAAGATGGCGCGTGCGAGTTCGAGGAGCGTAAGGTGCGTGATATATGGGAGATGGCAGCATGAGGTCTCCTTCCAAAGGCAACGCCGCCTGCTGGGACTGCGTGTTCTACTTAGTCGTCAACGGCGTCCGCATTTGCGCCGCCACAGGGCAGCATGTGCCCAGGCGTGCTGCTGCGAGGCAGACTCTAGCATCGGGAGAGAAGAATGGAACACACATCAACCAAACACTCAACCGCACCAAACCAACCCAAGAAACCAGTCGGCCCCGACACCATGTACTTTGACGCCTTGCGCGGCAGGCGGATTCGCTATGTCTTCGTCAACGACACAGGGAGTGAGCCTCAGTATGGTGAGGGCACAATGCTCGATTGGGACAAGTATGGGATCGTTGTCGAGAAGGCATATGCCGCGACAGGACCCATCTATGTCTTCAAGGCTGCACTGGCAGAGATTTACCCTATCGACTGATGAAACTGCAGGGCACCTATATCCAGGTGCCGGACGCACTAATCCAAGCGGACCTGAGCCTGGCAGAGAAGATGGTCTATATCGCCTTACTCCACTTTGCAGGCGATGATGGTACCTGTTGGCCCAGTGTCCACTCGATCGCCCAGTTCTGTCACGTGGATGACCGGACTGTTCAACGGTCGATTGTCGGACTCCAAAACAAGAAGTGGATCACTGACAAACACAGGTCACACGTGAAGTCCTCTTTCTACCAACTGTCCGTGCCCCATATACGACATTCTGCCACCGGTGACATTCTGCCACCCATGAACAATGAGCCATTAAACAACAAGAACCAGCGGGTGATCCAGAACGGCCTCAGTTTCCTTGGCAAATGGCTGGGCAAACCAGGAGCGCAGAAGAAGGCAGCAGGCAAAGTGACGCTGAATAGCGGAGCGTTGGCAGGCAAGACCGTGAACATTGCGTATGGTGGACAAGTACAGCAGAACAAGCGACCAGAGCCTATGGTGGATATTAGCAAAATCGTAAAGGGAGACTGCCCATGCGAACGACAAAACTCATTGAGGATGCTCTTGTTCAGATTGTCATGTTGAACCGTGACAAGCAACGCATTCGCAAGGTGCTGATGGATGTTCGTAGCGACGGCTACGAACGTGGGAGAAAGAGCGCATTTGCTGACGTCAACAAGGCTATTGAGATGCAGCATAAGCGTAAAAAAGGAGATGACAAGCCATGAAGGTGACAATGGAAGGGCAGTATCAGACTCAGGCTGGACTGAGTGTACGGATCATTGCGGTCAATCGGAAGAACGAAAGCGGATACTGCGTTGTTGGTCTTGTGCATGTCTTGGAGAATCGAGAAGAGGTTCAGGTATGGAAGATTGACGGCACCAGAGAGGGGGATGGGTGGAACCTCGTCCCAGTCCTCACGAAGCACACGGGCTGGATGGTCTTGTACTCCAACTATCGCAAGGCAACTGACCCCGACGACTTGGTTGGGCACGTGTATCCCTCGTACCTGAATGCAGAGATTGTGGCGAGCGTACTTTTGGGTGACAGGGTCGTCGCTGTTACATGGGAGGAGTAGGATGAACTGGATGGTGACTATTGTTCTTGCAGGTGTCCTGGTTCTGTTCGTGGCCGTTGGCTATGCCTGGGGATCGATGGACCAGAAACTCCAACAACGGTCCCGCGAGGAAGCTATCCGGAAGCAGGCGTATGAGGATGGACGCAAGTCGGTTCGTGCTGAGCAGCTCGAGTACATCTCGATGATACCACCTGAGCTATCGAGGTATGTGCATACGGGCATCTGGACATCGTCCAACCGTGACACAAAGGAGAGTAGTTGACATGTTGACACCAGCAGCAGTTGTTCCTGGACTTCTGAAAGAGTACGCAGCAAGCATCGAGCAAGAGCACCAGTTGGAAGCATGGCTGGAGCAGGACCCTGAATATCTGCACCTGCAGGAAATCCGGAAGCATATCGGAGAGATCGAAGAGTCTATCAAGGCGGCCATGAAGGAGAACGGGGTCGACGGTGGAATCATCGAGGCAGGGTATATGGCGAAGCTCACCACGCGCCACATGAAAGGGAAGGTTGCCTACAACATCCCCGCCATCGAGAAGGAACCATGGGGAGCAGGCTGTATCGTCAAGGCCATCAATGACAAGGTGTTCAATGCCATCGTCGACGCACTGAAGTTGGACGTGACCCAGTATGCCACGGTAGAACCTGGTACCACCGTGCTGGCCGTCAGCATCACCAAGGAAGAGCCAGCCAAGCAGCCATGAACGAGCAGGGGTTGTTTGGGGAACTCCCACCGGAGGAGCGCAAGAAGAAACTCAAGAAGTCCGAGTACATGTGGGACCACTACGGTAAGCGCGAGGACAAGAAGTGTGGCGACTGCCAGCACCTGCTCATAACGTATGGCGACATGCCCGCAACGTACTTCAAGTGCAAGTTGTACGGCGTCAGTTCGTCAGAGGCTACTGACTGGCGCAAGAAATGGATTGCGTGTGGACTGTTCAAGGAGTGTGATCGGAAATGAACCTTTCAGAGATAGCGACGGCATGTGGCTACACGATAATAGAGGCACCTGTCGGTCGGGACAGATGGGGAACAAACTGGATAGAGATTGCCGGAGAGGGCGATTGGAACGCCCTCTCCCGTAAGTCCATGCGTTGGCTGAGGGCACAGGAGCACTACGATCATGTCCTGCTGATCGTGCGCGATTCAGCGGGTCGAAGACGATTCATGGAGCTAAGCGCGAAAGGTGAACGGGAGTTGCCTCCAATACGTCAGCCTATCCGCCCTCCGGCTCCCGTGAAAGAGAAGCCGACACCAAAAGCAGGAGTCAGTGGCTTTGTCGGCGTGCAGCCTCGGAGCGGCAGGTGGAGATCACGGGTCAGACACCATAACGTGGACATCTGCGTTGGCATGTATGACACCGCAATCGAAGCGGCAATGGCGCGAGACCGCTACATCGTCGAGCATCATCTCAAGGTGCACTTGAACTTCCCGCACATAGAGCAGTTGATGCAGGGAACGACGGATAATCCTGGGGAATGACTGTTAGCAAAGGAGAAGGTATGAGCAGACCAAGGAACGTTGGCAAGATACTGGGGACATGCGTGTTTGCGCTGGCATGTGTAGCAGATGTGGTCTACCTTACGAGGACCAGTGAGGACCCAGCATGTGCCGTGAGTGAACTGATTATAATGGCCGTGGTGTTCGTCGCTGTCTTCGCTTACATCATCGGGAGGTCGCATGACTAACGATGAGTACAACGCCGCACTGACGGGCATTCTGCATGAGGAGGTTGCTCCTCTCCTGTCTGAACGCAACGCAGGCTATGGGAGCGACAACCTGCTGGAAGACGGGCATGAGGGCATCGCCCTCCGCATGAAGGACAAGTGCGCCCGCATCAAGCAGCTCTCCCACGGCGACGACACCGTAGCAGCACTGGAGGACTCCTATCTCGACATCATTGGCTACGCGGTGAATGGGTTGCTGATACTGCGAGGAAAGTTGAAATGATAGACCTGAGACTTGGCGATTGTCGTGAGCGGTTGGAAGAACTCCCCGACAACAGCGTGGATAGTATCGTCACTGACCCGCCCTATGAACTTGGCTTCATGGGGAAGGGTTGGGACAAGACCGGTATTGCCTATGACTCCGCCGTCTGGACACAATGCTTGCGAGTGTTGAAACCTGGGGGTCATCTCCTCTCCTTTGGTGGCACTCGCACCTATCACCGCATGGTCTGTGCCATTGAAGATGCTGGGTTTGAGATACGCGATGAAGTGCTGTGGGTATATGGTTCAGGTTTCCCTAAGTCGCTGGACATCAGCAAGGCAATTGATAAGGCGGCAGGAACCTTTGTTGAGGGAGAGGAGACGGCAAACTCACGGCATGGTATTGAAGGTGATGAAAACGGATACAATCATAGCAAGGTAGCACGAGCAAGCAATCCACAGTCAGATGCCGCCAAGCAATGGCAAGGTTGGGGTACTGCCCTGAAACCAGCCCATGAAAGTATCGTTCTCGCCCGCAAGCCACTGGAAGGCACAGTCGCCGCCAACGTCCTGAAGTATGGCGTAGGGGGACTGAACATTGACGGGTGCAGGGTGGGGACAGAAGACACAAGAAGCCCTGCGTCTATGTCTGCTATGGGGCAAAACAGCGGCTGGAACTCTCATAATAATCGTCCAGTTATGGCGGGTTCCGCTAACGGTCGTTTCCCCGCCAACCTCATCACCGATGGAAGTGAAGAAGTGTCCAAGATGTTTCCAAATGACGCCGCTCGCTTCTTCTACTCTGCCAAAGCATCACCACAGGACAGGAATGAAGGGCTGGAAGGGTTTGAGGAAGTACAGCAGGATGAGAGCCGCAAAGAGGGCAATCCTGGTGGCGACAATCCCCGCAACCGTGGCGTCCACAAGCGAGCCAATCCACATCCCACAGTCAAGCCCGTAGACCTCATGTGTTACCTCTGTCGTCTCGTTACTCCGAAAGGTGGCACCGTCCTCGACCCGTTCATGGGTTCAGGCTCGACTGGAAAAGCAGCACAGATGGAAGGGTTCAACTTCATTGGGATCGAACTTGACCCCGATTATTTCAAGATCGCCAAGGCAAGGATTGAGAATGCGGACAACCTGTTCACGCAGGAGGCCGCATGAATACCCGTGAACAGTGGGTTCTTGGCCCGCCAGGAACGGGCAAAACAACTTTCCTTTCGAAGACGATTGCCAGTCTCGCTGAGCGGCGAGGCTCCGATGCCGTCACCGTTTGCTCATTCAGCAAGACCGCGGCGCAAGAACTGGTCTCGCGTGGACTTCCTATTGACGAATCTCACGTGGGGACGCTCCATGCGCTGTGCTACCATGCGCTGAACAGACCGACTATCGCTGAAACGAAGATTGACGACTGGAATGATTTCGCGCCGGAGTACCGCTTGCAGTCCTCCGGCACCACGCAAGTGGACGACCCACTGACAGGTGACGACAGCACCGGCGGAACGGAGGCAGACGAGGTGTTCGCTGACTACATGCTCCTCCGTGCCCGTGCTGTGGATCGCACCCTCTGGCCGCCACAGGTTGAAGCGTTCGCCCGCAAGTGGGAGTTCTGGACGGGAAACTCAGGGTTTGTCGATTTCCAGGGCATGATCGATCTCGGTATGAGAGACCTTGACCGTTGCCCTGGCGACCCTCAGGTACTGATTGCAGATGAGGTACAGGATAGTTCTGCATCTGAACTTCTTCTTCTTCGTAAGTGGCAGCAGCATACGGATTACACTATTTTTGCGTTTGATGATGATCAGGCAATCTATAGTTTCCGTGGCGCGTCTCCTGAAGCACTGTTGGCTGCGAACGTACCAAAGGATAGCCAGCGTATCATGCACTACTCGTGGAGAGTTCCAGTTGTGATACAGAACATTTCGCAACAGTGGATCAAACAAGTGGCGTTGAGGCTGGACAAACCATACTTGCCTCGGTGCGAACCGCAAGTGACGGGGACTCCAGTGCAAGGCGAGTGCCGGTTCCTGTCAACCGCGAACTACAAGAACGCAGAAGGACTGCTGAACGACGCTGAACAGTACCTTGAGCAAGGCAAGAGCGTGATGTTCCTCACTACTTGCGGCTACCAGCTTGACCCGCTGAAAGCCGTTCTGCGGAAGAGGGGTGTGCCGTTCGCCAACCCCTACAAGAAGAACCGCGCCGACTGGAACCCCTTAGCAGGGCGTGAAGGTGCGGTGGGAGCGAAAGACAGGCTCCTTTCCTACCTGTCGCCCATGCTTTCTGCCCGCCCGTGGAACCCTGCCGAATGTGACCAATGGTTCGATGTTTTGGCCAGCAAGGGAGTGCTGAACCACGGCGCAAAAGCTCTTCTTCACGCGGCGCAGGAGGAGAAGCGCGGACTGACCGACGAGGAAGTGATGGGGTTGTTTGAGGGCGACGAGTTCGCGAACGCATTTGGTGGTGTCCTTGACCCGCAGTTGCAGTGGTTGGAGAACCACCTGCTGCCAAGCAAGGCACGGGCCATGGAGTTTCCCATGAGCATCTATCGGCGTGGCGGTCTGGAGCTGCTCCAGAAGAAGCCGCAAATCACTATCGGCACAATACACAGCGTTAAGGGAGGTGAGGCTGATGTAATATACCTCATGCCTGACCTCTCGCTCTCTTCCATGCAACAATGGTCGCAGTACGGCGCAGGGCGCGACGCCATCGTACGTCAATTTTACGTAGGCATGACCCGCGCCCGCGAGAGTCTGATTATGACAGCACCAGCGACAAGTTCCTATGCAGAGATTTGGGGAGATATTTAAGGAGGTGTAGTATGAGCGCACTCTGGGCAAACTTCATCAGCGGAGTCTTCATTGGCTTCGCACTTGCTGTGGTAGTGGGTATCATCATGCAGGTTGTAGCGTTGAGGAGGGGGAAATGAAGATCACGATGGAAGGGAAGTACCAAACGCGGGACGGGCGGCCAGTAAGGATTCTGTGTACTGATCTTAAGGGTTGCGGCTGGGCAACAGTCATTGGGCTGATTGAAGGTTCAGGCGGGTCAGAGTTTGTAGAGAGTTGGTCTGCTGATGGCGAAGCAATCCGAAACGAGATTCATCGTACCGACCTCGTTCCTGTTCCCAAAGAATACCAGCTGTGGGTTGTTGTCGGACGCACGCCAAGTGGAACCGTTTATGCCAAGACTGCATGGAACATTCAAGATGTGTGGGTACTGAACGACGGAGACGTTCTTCTCGCTCGTAAGTTGGTAGAGATTAAAGAGGGGGATTGTGATGATGAAGTCCATTCCTCTTGAGTCTACCATCGTCACCGCAGCGGTGAAGTGGACAAACCAGCAGCCACGCTGTTGGGCGTTCAAGACGCACGGTGGCATGTATGGCAAGGTCGGCATCCCCGATGTCATCGCTTGCGTGAATGGTCAATTTCTTGCCGGTGAGTTCAAGCGTCCCAAGCCCGCCGGCTCGCCGGTCACAGCCATCCAGCAAAAGACGATGGACGAGATGCACAACGCAGGTGCAGCGGTTGGCGTGTTCCGAAGTCAAGCAGAATGGCAGATGGCAGTTCTTGGCCTGCTCGTCGCAACAGGTATAAAGGAGGCAGCATGAACCACTCCTACTCTTCTCTCTCTCTCTATTCTCAGTGTCCTCGTGCGTGGTACGTCAAGCAGGTGCTGCGCGTGGAGGAGAAACCCAACGCAGCATCGAACTTTGGCATGGTGGTGCACTCTGCCATCGAGGGCATGTTCAAGGGCGCACCCATCGCCAACTCAGTGAGCGTCGCCGTGGAGCACGCCGCTCTGCCGGTCAACGAGCAGGACGTTCTTACCAGCGCCGTCTCCATCCCACAGCAGTGCATGGGCGACGACCGCCATGCCGAGGAGTGGTTGAAGATGCAGCTCCCCGGCTGTGACTGGCCGATGGTGATGAAGGTTGACCTATGGTACAAGGAAGGCGCAGTCGGCTACGTCTGGGACTGGAAGACGGGCAAGCCGTACCGTCCCGATAAGCAGGTGGCATTGTACGCTTGGGCCGTCATGGAGGCGGCTGGCGTGGACGTGGTGTCGGGGCACCTCTACTTCACGAAGTATGGACAGGACGAGGTACGACAGTTCACGCGCAAGGACGTGAAGAAAGCCGTGGAGTGGGCGTCGGCTGTGGGGCAGGAGATCGAGCAGCAGCTCGCGCTTGTTCAGGTCGGTGGCATAGACGTTCTGCAAGCGTTCCCCCACAAGTTCTGTCGTGAGTGTCAGTGGTGCAGCGAGCAGCAGACGTGCTACCAGAACATGGAGGCAGCAGCATGATTACCCTCGGTGTTCTCCTCGGGACGGCTATCGTTATTATCGTCATGCTCATCTGGGGAGACAAGATCGTTGATTGGATGTGGAGACATTGAACAGTACGACATATGCTTCCGTTCGCATTGCCCAATGCGGGCTTTGTGTTTCATAGGGCGTAGAGACAAACAGACAGCCCCTCACTGCTGGTTGGCAGTGAGGGGCTTTTTGCATTTCTAGTCAACGTCAGGAACTCTTCATTTGCCCTGTGGCTTTGTCTGGTGCACGGAGGCGTGAGAAACGTTCGCCAACGTACAAACACACGGCAAGCCAAACGAGATTGCGAATTAGAGGGTACTTTTACACTTCGTCACGAAAGCGAGAGCGAAGTTCTGCATTTCCATGTTAGAAACTATACAGATTTGTATAGTTCCTTACATGGAACTCAAAAACTTTTTAAGGTGTCCAGACGTGTCCGAAGGTGTCCGGCACTTTTCCAACCGTAAACCTGTCGCGGCTCACACTTTTCAGGGGCAACCTTTAGGAGTTGCCGAAGAGTTCAAGATGGTGACAGAATGACACCGACTGACTTTCTTGCACAATTGGGGTAATACGAATCGCGTTATGCTAGTAGCATAATGCTAGTAGAATAATTTCACCAATGTCAGAACTGCGTGGGGAATAACATCTATTCGCCGTGTGAATAAACTGCCCCTGAGCCGGTATGTGCGCCGTCTGTCTCCAGCCATTCGCCCCGACAGGTTTGGTGCGCTGGGTTCTACTCTACTCTTGAATTACAGGGGCAGCAGGTCGGGTTGTCGGCACCCGTTGCCTTAATCCTGGCCGACGTTGCACGCCATTTGATCGGGGTTTATGGACTACTCGGCATTCGCCGTCTCGGTCAAGGCCCGAACCAGGTGTAAAGAAATCATTTACTACTGCATCATACTACATCACGCTACTGCGTCATAGCGGATAAGAATCAGCCCGATATTGGCCACCCTTGCGTTCAAGATGCACGATAACATAGCCTATGGGAGACGGCGACAAGGCACTTCGCTCTCCATAGCTGCCGCTCCAGTTCAGGAATGAGCCACAGCAGGCAAGCCACACGACATCTTCCGTGATGTGGTCGCCCTTTGCGCCTCCATGCATCCGTGAGCGGCTGACGACCCCAGCGTCCAGTTTATGAGCGTGGCCTCCAACGTACACGTCTGCCCCCTCATAGAGAGTCATCAGCCGTTCCACAGCCGTCAGACCTACTCCTGCCAGCCGCCCAGCCGAGGCGGTGTGGTGCATGTAGATGCTGAATGTGCCCCTATCGCCTGCCACGGCGTTGTGCGTACCCAAGCGATACTGCATCACGCCGCTTGCGTCCATGTACGGCACCTGCATCTGCTCCCACACTTCCTGCTCAGGGTCCACACCCGCGAACCTGTAGAGCCGTGCGCCGTGGTTGCCGCCAACCGCGCCGTCAATCTGCGTGGCTATGGGTTCTAGACTGTTGCGAGCGTATGCCATCGCATCATGCAGGTTCATGGCCTGATCCCACGGCGGCGTCTTGCTTGTGATTGTGGCCACGTCAAGCAGGTCGCCATCGAACAGAACGCGCATCTTTGTCTTCCGAGCGAGGTCGATGGCATATTGCCATTTCTCGGTGTTGAACCATTTGCTCCCAATGTGAGAGTCCGATAAGACCATGACATCCACAGCAGTCTGCGGCAGAGCCTTTGTGACCAGCCTCATGTCCCCTCGTGGATGATCTCGTGGATCACGTTCTCGAGGAGATACGCTGCGCCCTCAAGCCTGTCCACATCACAGAGATATTGCAAGACATGAACCGTCTCATGCGCGAGGGTTGATTGCAGTTCCTTTGTATCCTGATTCGCTCTGACATACACTTGACAGAGCTTGTGCGGCCCCAACAGGTCGGCAGAATCCTCAGCAGGCAAAACCGTGAAACCCCTGCACTCTCTCGCGGAACCGTCAACCTTGCATTCCTTGAACTTGCGGTTGAAATCCTTATCTCCAAGGACTTCGTAGGTTGTGACCATCATGACAGCATCTCCCTCAGCTCAGAAAGCTTGTCTGGAGGCAAGGGCAATTGGTGCATCCATGACCCTATGCCCAGGATGTTGGTCCATGTTGTCATACCGTTCGTGCGCCAACTCAGATGGTACTCACAAGGTAGTCCTGTCGTGGTCTGCCCCGTCGTGGTCTCGTAGAGCGTCCATGTGCCGCCTTCCAGCACCATGCACCATGCGTGACCATAGACACCTGAATCCAGCGTGACCGTCCCCACGCAGAGCCACGCATCGAGACCTTGCTTTCTCAGCGCACTCGTGAGCCAGATGGCCCCGTCCTCACAGTCCATGCCGTGGGGGTTGTCATGGTCTATCAGGTACTGCACCTCGGAGGGCATAAACCACGTGTCTTCACCCCCTGGAACGGCCTGACCAAACTTATCGCTGATATACCAGTCGTCAGTTTGATACCGATACCCTGTCTCCAGTGCCTGCCACGCTGCCAGAGGAGTAGGATAGAGCGTGACCTGACTAGGCTGCACAAAGTCCTGCGCATTCTCCGGCAAGGAGCCAAACCGCTTGCCCGTGACCATAATGCGGGTGCAACCAGTGGACAGCAACATGATAACGATGATAATGGCAATGAGGTGTAGATGCTTCATCTGCCCTCCTTTTCACAGGAGGCTCCTGCCCGTAACAGGAGCCTCACCCTAGTGCCCCAACGCGCGTTCCAGTTCCAACCGCGCCTCCTGTGTCAAGCCTGTTGTGGGAGTTGCTGTGGTGATCGGTTTCCAGGAGATGATGACTGCCAGCAGGATCACCATCAGGGCAGTCAGCAGAATATTGAACCAGCGTCTCATGGCTTCACACCAAACCCCGTGGGGATACCAAGCGACTGCAACCACGTCACGAGGGCGATAATCCCCACCGCCACGACAATCACGAGCACACACTTCATCCATTCTCTCATTGCTGCACCTTTTGCTGCTGTGCTGACACGAGGTTGGCAATCAACGTCTTCACGCCATCAGAACCAACGGAGCAGATAATGCCCGTCATGGCCCAGTCGGCGTAACCGTAGACCTTTGCCCCCACGAGGTTGAAAATCCCTGTCTGAGACAGAACAAACACAACCAGATAGACCGCGATTGTCGCCCATTGCTTAAACGCAGGCGAAGGTGATGAACCCTTGAACAATGAATAGACCAGTGCTTCCGCCAACAGCGTGACAACCAACACCTGGAGTATCGCCATATCAGTCTCCTCTGGAGGCGACCCAGACAGCCCCCAACACGAGCAAACACGCCAAACATACGAAAATCACCGTATCCATGTCTACCTCCCAGCGATAGTTTTGTTGTTCTGAACCTTATACAGACTCCAACCCACGACCTCGTGTTCATAGTCCCAAGTGACAGTTGGCTGGAAAGTCCCCGTTTTGACCATCAAGCGCCGCATGCGCTGCTCCTCGCTCAACCTGCTTTCAATGGAGGTAATCATCGCCGTCACGCCTCGCGCCCATGAGCCATCACTGGCGTAAGTTTGACCAATTTCCCATTGCGTGAGTCCACCTTTGTAGTACGGCGCACCTACTGTCAGATACCCCCGAAGCAACCATTGAGCCGTAATCAGGACATTCAAGGTCTTTGAGGCATACTTTGTCCTGTCAGGATCAGCGGAAGTAATCCCCAACGACATAATGTTGTTGTAGTTCTTCGCCCAGTAGTTCGTACCCCACGCGCTCTCGTGAGCAGCGACTGCCATGAGGAATACTGCATCGAGTCCAGTCTTTTGCTCAACGTAGAGGAAATCGACCCCCTCCAACCCCGTGCCTTTCTCAATGCGGGTCTGGTCAGCATAAGTGAGATAGGAAGGGCAGATAACGGTTGTCTGAGAAGCCAACTGTACGTCTGTCTGCTGTGGCGTTACAGGAACTACCACGGGTTTCTCGGTTGTTGCCCTGCCCAGAGTGAACCCACCGATGCCCGCCACAATCACAAGCAAGACCACAAGAACCCATGTCAAGACTCGTCTTTTCACCACATCTTCACCTCCACGCAACCGTATTTCTCAGTCTCAGACCACATCGGCAGGCTGGTCTGCCAGTAGAGCCAATCTCGATAGGTCATTGCTTCACCTCGATTACCTGTTTCTCGTTGAAACGATAGAGTTCGTGCCATCCCGCTGGAAGTTTCAGGTAGTTATGTTGGAAGTCCATGATATACTTTCCTGACACCACCCATGCGTGTTTTGCCAGTGAGCCAGGGATAGTTCCAACAACCACCCACGCATCCATGCCCTCAGAACGACAGAGGGAACAGAGGAGCGTGGCATAGTCAATGCACACCCCTCTGCCAGTTCGCAAAGTCTCCCGTGGCATTTGCCAACGGTATGGGAGCGGCATGCGGTAATGGAACTGATTACGCACCCAAGCCGCGGCGTACCACGGCGTTTTGAGGCCATAGTTCATGTCTGTGGAGATGTAGATAGTTGGGTCAGACTTTGGTGATGATAGCACGTCCTCAGAGATGTTCTTCATCTGTGGCGTGATGACCGCCGCCGCCACAAAGACGGCAAGCATGGTCAAGATGACAAGAGCGAGGATGATTTTACGGTAGGTCACGTTTCCTCAGGCGCTTGGTAGAACTCAGTCAACCCATGCTCTGGAATGATTGTGCCATCATCAAGCGTTACCGATGGAACTAGCGTGGTCAGCAGATATGTCGTGATGTCTCTTGCCAGCCCGTTCGTTTTTGTGAGATTGACCGTACCAATGTCGTACTCCCTTGTGGCAATGGGAGCGGTTGCGCCCTTTGTGTTCCTGCCTTCCAGTTTTACATGGACATTCTGGTTGACATAATCAATTGTGACGTTCGTAATATTCCAATGGATAGCAGGAACGCCATATGCTGTCGTGAGTGATTTCTGAATACCCATCATTGCCTCCTAGTTGTGGAATGTCATCGGACAAGAACGCGGGAGCAGGAGTAGCGATACCAGTCTAATGTTATCAGATTGGTCGCTGTCGTGCCTGAATTAGTAGCGATGATATTCAGGGGACTCACTCTTGCTGTCGGTATGTGCGAGTTTATCGTGTCCGTCCATACCTGCATGCCATCGGCGCAGGTAACGAGCGTGAAGGTTGCTAGGGTTGCATTGGCGTTCATGGCAATCTTCATGCGATACCAAGTTCCTTGTGTAATGGTGTAGGTTGAAGTGGTGACAACTTCGCTCGTGCTATTGTTCGTTTTGCCTGAAAGGGTCGTTTCCACAATCTCAATCCACACTCCATCGGTAGGAGCCGCGGAGGAACTGGTTGTATGATAGCCCATGCGAATTGTTGTTCCGCTCGTTGCTGTTACCTTGAAAATAATTTCGCATGTCTCGCCACCGCTCATTGGGGAACCAGAGTTTAATTGCCCCGTAACCAGATACCCAGAGTTCGCTGTAGTAGATGACCTAAAAGCGATCATCCCTGGGTGGTTTCCTTGTTCCTGCATCGAAACATAGGTAGTAAATGCCAAACTCCCTGATGCGATTGCCAGAGGATACAGCGGATAAAAAGATGCCGCCTGAGGATACCCCAATAGGTCATTCTCCTGCACCGTCATTCTGCTGTACTTTCCTATCGGTTCCTTGTCGTCCATCTGTGCCTGTATCGCACTCGTCACTCCATGCACATAGCCGAGTTCAGCCGCAGTCGTGGCAAGTCCTGCAAGTTTGTTGACCTCTGCGGCTGTAGCGGTCACATCGGTTGCCCCTGACGCCAGCAGATGAGAGTGGACGGTTGGTGCCTTTCCTGCCAAATCGGTGACAAGGTTCACCACATCGCTCTCGGGGTGAGTATGTGCTGTTGGCGTGCGTGCATCGGAGAGCCGCGAGTCCGTAGTTGCCACGGCCCCAAGCGTTGCTATCTGTGCTGTTGCGTCGGCGTCGTCTAATAGAGCGCGTCCAGCAGGAGTGCAGGGAATCTCTTCAGGATTACCTGGCCCTGCTGAGACACGACCAAGCACCACATCTGGTTGTGACACTTGAATAGACGGCCCCTGCAACCCTGTCACGCCTGCATTGACTGTGACAACAGTGCGGTTGACGGCCACTTGTGTCGCGTTCTGCGTAATCAGGATCGTCATGGCAGCCTCGTGATGTCTGCATCTACGGTGACCGTACCGGCAAGCAGGGTCTTGACTGCGCCGTTGGGAGCAGTTACCTGAAGATCGTAGTAGTACACGCCAGAATTGAGTGCCGCCGTCTGTGCCGCTGTGATGACAGGTGTGAGAACCGTGTTCAGCGTTTCCGAAGGGGCAACAATGAACATCTGAACGTCAATGAGGAGCGTTCCATCAGCAGAGGAGCAGGTCACCTTGACCTCTCCTGCTGAGTCGCGTATCTGCATGAGCGCGGTGTAACCAGTGAGCAAGGTGTCCACTACGGTGTAGGTTTCATCGTAGGTGTCGCCTTGCCGTAATTGAATGTCATAACGTCCAGGCATGTCTGCCTCCTAAGCAGTTAAGTGACGTGCGTGAGTTGAAAACGGCCGACCCAAGGGAATGAATGAACAATGGCACACCTGTCCACAAGCGTTACAAACGCCGTCCTCAGGAATGGGTATGTTCCGCTTGCGATGTTCCAGACGGTTGAGAAGTCCCAACCAGTGAACGTGGATTGCGTCTGCATCTCTGCGGTGGTCTTGCCTTCGCCAAGAGGTGATGTTGTCTGCCCGCTAGTTTCAGTGTCCCAGTAGCAGGAAGTAGCTATTGCCGACGCATCCGCAGAACCACAGAACCCGCCAGTGTTGTCCCCAGACGCAACTACTTCCCCCCCGCTGTAACAATGAGTAAACACACTGTCAGAAGGCGCCTGACCACAAAAACCTCCGGCAGAATCAAGAGTAGAAATAACATCTCCAAGAGCGTAACAATCTGTGCAAGAAATATTTGCTTGCCAAGAACAACTACCAGAAAACCCGCCAGTCCAATAGCGTCCAGTAACATCTGTCGATGATGAACAACGAGTAAAGGTTCCAGCTAATTGGCCAGTAAATCCTCCAGTACCGTCTCCTTCATCGCTGGATATGCTTCCTTCTGCTGAACAATCCGCATAAATATCAGAAGAATCGGAGATACCAATAAATCCTCCAAGATTTGTGCCATTACCGGCAACAACAATTGCCTTTCCCTTGCATCTTATATACTGACCTCCTTGGCTTGTTCCTGTAAATCCTCCGATATTAGTAAGATCGTTTTTATTAACGTTTATGATGGTTAATTCTCCAATTGAATCGGTTGCTACGCCACCAAAATTGCAGGCGATCCCTCCAATATTGTCAATATTGCGGTAACCACTTCCGGTAAAGGTAACCGTAAGTTTTCCACTGCATCGTGTGAGACCTCCTCCAGTTAAAAACCCAGCAATTCCGCCAATATTACCAGGCTCGCCAATGAAAGTCATCGTTCCGATTGTTTGACAATTGGTAAGAGCAATTCTCGTTGGGTCTATAGAAGATATATATCCGAACAACAAGCCAAAGTTGTTCCCCCCAGCAGAAGAAAGAATTGACATTGAACCATTGCAGACAAAGACATTCGAAATAGAAATTGAGGCGTTCATGCTCGCATATTGTTCAGCATAGCCCGCAAGAAACCCCACATTGTGTGGGCCGAATGTTGAGGGTGAATCTTCAACAATCACAGATGGATTCCGTAGGAGCAGATTTTGTATGGTTATTGTTCCTGTTGCACCTGCAAGTGACCAAAATAATCCAAAGTTGTCAGCCATATTAGCATCCTGATAAGTATGGTGCATGTTGGCAATCGTATGGCCCTTACCGTCAAAAGAACCAGAAAATTGAGTCCAGCCAACACTTCCAAGCGGTACCCAGTCTGTCCCAGATAAATCAATGTCCGCACCCAACTCATAGTGGGCAGTCAGATCGTTGTTGATCGTCTCCAAGTCGGCGCGGGTCGTGATGATATAGGGGTCTAAGGCTGTTCCAGTTCCCGTCATATGCTCACTTCCTTTGCATCCGCTGAATATAAGCAAGGCGCATAGCAAAATTGCCCGCCATTTCATGCCCCTATCCCCGTTCCTATCGCAACCCAGTCCACAGAGGTTGCGCCCGCTGTTGCAATGGTGGCTCCCGTGTAGTAGCCGTCGCTGTCCTTGTCCTTGCTGACCACCGTGGCAGTGGGAGTGCCCGTAGCGGCAAGAGGAGTCAAGAGAATACACGGAGCAGAAACGAACTTGTAGCCAAACGTAATTGTCGTACCTGTCGTTGTGCCAAAGACGAACTGTTGCGGGTTACAGTGCAACGCCGTTGTGATGAGGCGTTCCATCTCATTTCTCATACTCATGCTACGTATGCCTCAATAGTGGTATAAACGCTCGTTGCTGTGAGGTTCACCGTGAAGCCGCTGACGTAGTACAGACCGTACCTGCCCTCGTTGTCCTGCCAGCTGAACCTCTTGCCGAGGATTGCTTTGTCCGGCTCCAACCCTGCATAGATGAACGTCAGAACCTGAGAAGCGTTGCGAGATACGTCGTACACGGCCTGCGCCATCGCCGTCAGCTTCGTGTCGTCCACACCAATAGTGGAAAGGTAGGCAAGATTATTGCGGCCTGTCATGGCGAAGTTCTGCAAGTTGGAAGTCGCTCCGTACTTGCCGTAAGCACTTGCCACGTGGGTTACATCGTCCACAATCAGCACCGTGGCAGGGATCGTACCATAGGCCACATCGAACGACGCCTCTTTCAGCCGTTCTCTCTCATACGAGAAATCGCCCAATCCAGGGTTTAGCGCATCCGCGCACGTAATGGCCAACTGTGATGGATTCTGGTACACCGTCACGCCAAGCAGCTGGGCGAGTTTCTGTATCTCCGCGAGATAGGTACTGTTGGGAATGACCAGCACTTTGTCTGCATACTGGTCACGCACCAGCACCGTTGTCGTGGGCATGGTGCCAACGAACGGCACATTTCCCATCGTTGGATTGCTGACCGTCGCGATCATATAGGAAAGAGCGTCAGACAGCGTATAGGTGTCAGAGGGATTCTCCATAGTATGCCCATGTGGCAGGATGTCGTTGAGCGTCAAGTCCCATGCGGTGAGCAAGTCCACGAAGTTCAGCGTCCGCATGTACCCGCCACCTACACGGTCAGCGTGGCTGGTGTCAAGGAAGCCGTAGAAGCAGTCCACGTCGTTCACACGAATACGCCACACGCCACCGCCTTTCTGGGGAAAAATGGAAATTCCACCAGGCTCCCAGACCGTGATGGACGCCGAGCCGCCGCCGAAGAACGAGCCGCTGTAGGTCAGACTCGTCACAACGCGCTGCGGAGAGTCCATGTCTCCCGTGCCGAGAACGATTTCCCCGCCGTTCCCAGCCCAGATGCTCACCTTCGTTGGAAGGTTGACAACTTTCACGTAGTCCATCAGTTCGCGACTGCGGGCCGCCCGCCGCCGCCACCATTCACCGTGCCAGGACGCTTGAGGCCGATGTCATACTCCCAGACTGTGTTCGTGTCAGACGAACCGAAGCCCCCCCACGTGGAGGAGCAGGAAAACGAGTCAACATAGTAAGTTTGGCTGTCATAGTCCACAATCATGCCGTCGCCCTTGCCGAGAGCAGCAAGAAACGTCGTCAGAGCGGACTTGCTGCGGAACTCCACCGTGAGATCACGGTGCCACGAGAAGCGCGAAAAGCGGATGACGCCGTTGATGCCATCCGATGTGTCGCCGTCCTGCACAGGATACTCCAATGAGTCTTTGAGAATGGCGATGCCTGTTGCAGAAAAGGTAGGATTCAACGATGCAGACATGCTATCTACTCCCTCCTCTTCCTCTCCCCAGCAACGTATTCCACGCATCAGCACCATGAGAACCAGGCGTTGCGGCATGAATGCCATCGAGAACGGCTTCTTTTAAGGTCAGTTTTGCAGCGTCTAAACTGGACATATGCCCAGTAGCAGAACTAGAACGAGTACCAGTGCCGTCATGGAGATTAATGTCAATGGTAGACCGCAAAACGAACTTGGAACTGAGGTTGCCGATATACTTGGCTAGCTGTGGAATGTTCCCCGACAAAAGGGTCAAAGGAGCAAAAGCTGCTTGGAATGAACTGCCAACTTTAATCGCCGCAGCTGATGTGTCGTCTGCATCTGCTGTTTCCTTTTTCAGAAGAGCATCGATTTGTTTGAGATAATCTGCAACATCGCTCTGTGGCGTAGAGGTTGTAAGTGATTCAATGACTTTATTCGCCGCGGCATCTGCGTCCTGTTTCTCTTTATGCAGTCTATCAAGCGTATCCTGTTTGACCTTTGCCTCATGTTTATCAAGAGGAATGAACGTGCTAACAGCAAATATTTGAAAACTCTTCGCTGCATCGTAGAAGGACTTAGCAATCTGCGCTCCAGAAAGAGCCAACTGGTTCAACGCAGGCGTCGCAGAACTTGACGCCACAATCATTGCCGTAAGAGCGTTGGCAAAACCCCTCGTCCACTGAGCGACAGGAGCGAACGCATCGGTAAGCCCCTTGCCGATAGCTATCTTGAGCGACTCTATAGATACCTTCATACGGTCAATCATGCCAAGTGGCGTCTGCAAATATGTTGCCAAGCCGCCCTTCATGTTATTCGCCATTTCTTGCAATAGTTGGTTTGTGGTCTTGAGGTTCCCATTGACATCCTTGTTCGTCGTGATACCGAACTGACGCAATGCCTTCAGAGACCCTTCTGCCGCGATAGCAACCCGTTGAACAGCAGTAGCGAAGCTACCGCCGAGAACGTGCATCGCATCCAGCGCCACGTTAAAGCCAAGCGCGGCGTCTTTTCCTTCTCTCAACTTCGTTGCAATGCTCGTGATGCCTTGCTGAATATCTTCAGGCATAAGTCCAACGTTCCCGCCAATGCCGCCCACGATATTGGACGCCTGCAACGCTTCTTGCCGAGACAATCCACGTTCGACTAGCGTATTCTGGAACTCTTTTGCCGCGGAGTCTGCCTTCGTAAAAGACGAAACGGCATCTATTCCGAACTGCTTTATACGCTGCGCCAATTGTGCAACAGAAGCGATACCAACCACGCCAAGCGCAGTCTTGAACGTTTGCCCCAGCAAATTGACTGGAGGGACAACGGCCTTCGTTTTCGACGCTACCTTCTCTAAAGAAGCTGTCGTTTCTGAACTCGTCGAAGCGAATACATCGTTGAACATATGAATAGGGTTGCCCTGTGCATTGATGCTTGCCACCGCAGCCTGCCACGCCGAAGAAGACGCTGCTGCGGCGGCCTGCATCTGCTGCACAATGTTTCCCCCCATGTCCGTCGCGGCGGAAGACACCGCTGCAAATTGAGAAATGACATCTTCAATCTGCGCTTGCAGTTTGATTATCAGTTCTTGGTCGGCCATCGCCCACTCTCCTGCAAGTCTTTCTTCATCTGATCGAAGTCCATGCTCTCCACGTCAAGCTGGTCAAGAGGCACCGGCCCTTTCTCCTTGCCGCTTTCCATGATGTCTACCAAGTCATAGAGGTCAGTTTCATCAATGTCGCGCTTGCTCCAACCCATCTGACCAAAGACGCGGTAGATGTTGGCAGTTAAGGGGTCGAGGGTGTGGTCACGCCGAAAAAATCTGCTACGGCCTCTCCGAACTCCTTGGGAGTCCACTCCTCGACGCTTGCAAGATCGCACTCTTCCGTTTTGCGACGGTACTGCCACACGAACCAGCGTTGCTCATCAGCAGACATTGTTGCAATGTCCTCCGCTGCCTTGAACGGCGTGCGCTTGAACCTTGTTTCGAACTCATGGAGCAATACGTATTTCATGGTTGCCTCCTATCCTTTCTTCTCGACTGTGATGGATGCTACAGCCCAGTCGTTTTTGTCCAATTTCACGCTCCACTCCGTGCACATGCCTGTAAGCGTGATGGTATCGGATGGAGCGGTGCCAGCCAGTCCCTTGTTCGTCGTATCAGATGTGACGGTCAGCGTGACTTCCGTGCCGAGGAGAGCCTGATTGAGCGTGTGCGATTCGTACGCGCCCGTGAGCGTCATCTTGCGGATCATCGGTGTCCCCATCCGCGTTTCCACAATAGTGGTAAACGGGTTGCCGGTGAGTTTCTTGACCTCGCCAATGTCGCCGGTGATTGTCACATCCCCGACAACGAGGCCGGTGATGGGAGCGCAGGTTACTGAACCAATGCCGAATACTCTATCTGTCGTAGCCATTACGCACCATCCTTCTGCACTGTGCAAGAACCAACCCACCAATCGTCTTTCACGGCCTTGACCTCCCAGTGCGTCAAATACCCAGTAAGAGACAACGCGCCCGCTGTCACGGTCACGGGCGTCGTTCCGTCAAACGTAAGCGCCTGAATGCTGGCCGCGTCTCCCGCTATAAATGCAAAGTTGCAGGAAAGCGTCTGCACCGTCGCATCGCCGATACGTGTGTCCTCAACCGTGGTTCCTGGATTGCCGATAAGTTCCTTGAGGTCGCCTGCCTTGCCGTCCAGCGTCGCGTCGCCGACAATGATGCCGGTGATGGTGCCTACGGCGCTGCCCGTCGTAATTGAAAAAACTTTCGCTGCCATAGTGTCCTCCCTACCTCAGCTTCATTGCCTTGATGGTACAGTTCGTCAACGTTCCAGTCGTCGCAATCTCCACGGTCTTCGCCACCTCATCCTGGAACCGCGAAACGGTGAGCGGAGGAAATACCCACGTCTCCCCCGCGGAGATGGTCTGCACGAGATCATGCGTATAGCCGTACTCGCAGACGCCTTCTCCGATAATGGTAAGAGTGATGGACGAGGCAGCCCCGTTGTAAACTTCCAAGATGATGTCGCTGCTGTTGTTCATCGTGAACACCATATCGGAAGTCAAAGGCTCCCCTACATACTTTTGCGGCGTGTCCTTGACAAACGCCTGAACAGTCAAACTTGTCGCTGCCATGCTATGCCTCCATATCCCAGTGCGTCACTTTGAGAGTTGAACGTCTCCCCCATGAGTCATCAAGCATGAGGGTCGATTGCCCATGCGCCCACACGATAAGCGGAAGAACGGTACCATCCGATGCTGTCACCTTCGTACCAATCGCTGCATAGATCGCGTCATATAGCGTCTCCATATCCTCTTTCGTCCTATCGCCCACGGCAAGCTGCAACGTCGTCTCGTATCCATACTTTCTTGCCGAGGAGCCGAGGACAAACAGATACACCACAGGCATATCAGGAGAGATAGAGGTTGCGTCTTGTGGAACAATCACGTCCTGAAGAGCTTCCACCAAAGCGTCACGAACAGTCATCTACCACCTCCTGCCAACAGCCTGCTTCACCAAGTCTACAACCGACGACGCCATCGCGTCTTTCGCGGGAACCATGAACGGGTACGGCTGGCTACCCTTCCAATTGAAGTGCGGCCCTTCCCAACGTGAACCGACAGGGCCGAACCACGTCCACGGGACTCCGCCATTTGTCGCTCCGTACTCTAGGAAGTAACCGATGTCGTTGTACGTCTTATTGCGGTCTGGATACGTCTCAAACGACGGGCCGACAAGCACGTCCACCTCGTTCTGGCTGGACGCCCTGCTGATGGTGCCGATGCTGCTCCGGAGATACCCACGGTCAACGTTGCCGTTTGCCGTCATGTTCGTCCGCGCTTGTGCCGCTATCAAATCCGCACCGGCGACCAACGCAGCCTCAATGTCGAGCGGCAGGAGTGCCGAATACTGCGCCATCGAGTAGTGAAAAGCGTTATTGGGATCAACGGTGACAGTGAAGGTCATGTCGTAAGGCTCACCACACCTTGCACCCACGGGCGCAGAAGGTCACGCGCCACAGGACTGAGAAGCCCGTGTCTCGCGGCGTAGGTCTCGTGGAGGTCGCCGCGTGTAGCACTCGTCACGCCCTGCTCTTGCAACCGGACGCGCTCCGAGTCGCCGTATTTCAGGATTGCCAGAGCCTCTTCGCACATCGCATCCTTGACTGCCTGCGGCACGGTCAGATCAACGGCGGTGTAGGTGTTGAACACCGCGGGAGAGGTGAATGTAAATGTGTCAGTGTGGACAGTGTAGGCGCGAGGAAACTGATCGGTCTGCGCAGGGTCTGCCTTCACGCCGATGAGCGGAAGGCTGTCGATGGCACGTTGCGCCATAGCGAGAGCCGCTGTTTTCTCGGTCATCGTCGCCGCGGACCACTTCTCGGTGTAAAGGCGCGTCTCAAAATACGTCTGAGCGTCCGCAAGTGTCACATATGCGCTCATTTCTTCCTCTTCTTCCGTTCAGGAACAGCAGAACTGATGACTTCTGACTGTTCGGAAGTCGGAAGTTCTGCTTGTTCATCAGTCGTCACTTCTGCTGTTTCAGCTTTGCACTCTTCGGCAATATGATGCTCCAGCCATCGGTCAGCGGTATGCTGGTCAACGGTCAGGATGTCGCCGGTATGCACGTAGCCGTCGTTAGGCGTCCATGTAGTCACAAGCATCTTCACTCTCATGCAAATCACCTCCCCTGAAGGGGTGCGCTGGCCTTGTTAGGTTCCAGCGCAGCCGACTGTCCTGATGCCCGCAGGTAGAGCAGGATAGAGCGGTGTAGATCGGCGAGCCTGTCGTCCCGATCTTCAATGCTCGGCTAGACGAGGTAGTAAATATCGAAGGTCAGCGACCCGTTGAGTGCTGCAGCGGGGGCGTAGGTGTTGGACTCGAGTACCGTACTAGAGGTAGCAAGCGTTCCTGCATCCGTCGCTCCATTGGACAAACTGATGAGCTTGACCGCTCCAGCGAGCTTGTTGATGAGGCCGAGCTTGTCGCCGCAAACGATGTCGGCGGTGTGGCTACCGACAGGAGTGTGGATGTTCGTCACAGTCTTGAACGCCTTCGCACCAATCTGAGGAGTCGTGCCTGACAACGTAAACGCCTCCGAGATGGTCGCTCCAGCGGCGTTCGTGCCGGTGATGGTGATTACTTCCGTTGCTCCCGTGTTGCCGGTGACGACAAGGTTGCGCGGCACATCGGGGTTCGTGATGCCCGTTGGAATGTCCGCAGCCGTTCCAGTGCAGGTGACCGTCGCATGGATGGTCTTCGTACTGCCAAGAACAGGAGCAGTGATTGTCTCGTGTGCGATGAATGCTTCATCGCAGGGCGTGGTTCCTGTCACGCCCCGAATCTTCTGGCCAGCAACGGGATTATGAGGATACCAGCTCATTGCACCCTCCTTACGCCGAGGTCAGGACAGCGAACGGATAACGAGTGCCCGCGGTGCCGTTGATCCTGTTGACGGGGTTGGGAAGCTGCCAGCCAAGGCGCATCGTCAGACGGAGCGCAACCATGTCCTGCTGGCCAAGGTTGAACTGAATCTCGCCCGCTGAATTGGTGATAACACCCTCAGTGAGGAGCTTCACCGTCATGTCCTGGCGGATGGAGTAGACCGCCTGCTTCCAGTCGCCGCCGATGAGGAGGTTCGTTCCCAGCGTAACGCCGTTGCGGGCATACATGATGGGCTGACCATAGAGCGAGGAAGGAGTGCCGGAAGTCATGGACGGCTGGAAGATGAGACCGCCGTTCGCGTCACGGACGCCACGGAGAGACGCCTTCATGGAGAGGGCACCGTAGAACCCATTGACGTCGTAGCCATCGCCTTCAACCTTGGACATCAGACCCGAAGGGCCTCCGATGTCGTCAGCAAGGTCACCGAGAGCTGCAAGGACAAGATTGTTGCCTGCAGTTGTCGCGCCGCTCACAATCCCCGCAGGCCATGAGGCCGGAGCGCCAGAGTTGAAGATGGCAGCGTTGTCGATAAGCAGGCCGAAAGCTTCCACGGCCTTGTCACGCACGTTGCCCCAGATGTCGTAGGATGAGTCATCCAAGACGTTCTGCGGAATGGGAACGATGACCGCAATCTCTTCTGCGGTGATGACCTTGGTAGCCCACGCCATGTGCGTGGCCTGCTTCAGTCCGAGGTTGGTTCCGTCGCCTGCTTCCCCTGTAACGAAGTACGCCGTAGGGAGAGCGGAAAGGACGGGCATCGTGAGTGTCGCCGAGGACATGTTGGGCAGGCGGGTTGCCATGCCCATGAACGCGGAGCGCTCGGTGATGCCGGAGATGATGCTGTCCGTGACAGGCGTGGGAATGAGCGCCGTAGCGTTCGGCCTGGTGATAATCTGGTCGTAGGTATTCTGGTTTACTGTGGTAGGAAATGCAGCCATAACCCCTCCTTAATGGGTTGACTTATCCGTGGTATGCCCCTCGGATAAAGTCATTCATGTTTGGCGGTCCGTTGTTTTCGGAAGGTGCTACAGGAGCGCCAACCGGCGGCTTCTTCACGCCAATGAGTTTCTTGAGTTCAGCAACATCGGTCTCGATTTCCTCGGAAGTCATGCCACGCACGCGATCAGCCCATGAAGTGGGCAACCCATCACGTTCCAGCACCTGCACGCGGAGCACCTTGGCTTCACGGTCAGTGAGCTGGTTCGCAAGGTCAGCAGCCTTGGCTTCAAGTTCCTTGATGCGTGCTTCTTTCTTCTCCGCCTCGGTCATCTGAGCCTGTTTCGCTTGTTCATATTCAGCAGCCTTAGTCTTCAACTCCTCGTAATCGGCGAACTTCTTCCGCTCACGGTCAAGCCTGCTCTGAATCTGCGCGTCAAACTGCGCCTGTGTCATCGTAACAATCTTCTCGCCGTCCCCCTTTTCTGGGGTGTTTACTACTTCATCTGCCATATCAAGCCTCCTTGGTTCCGGCATTGGAGTTGCCGTTGTCTGCTACTGCCTGCGCCGCTTCCTCTTCGGTCAGCGGTTCTAAGGTATGGACGCAATGAGGATGGAACACGCCATCTGCCTCCACATCGTCAACTGTTGGAAACCCAGGCGTTGCGCCTGTGAGAGAAAGAACCTGTCCTGCCCAAGTTGCACACGCTTCGCATGTGTTCTCGTCAATCTCGTCGCTCAGCCGCACCAGGTCAAGCCCCTGGTCTTGCATCTCTGACTTGACGCCAGCGTTGTATGCATTCATCACGCTCGACTGCGCCACGACATCAACGTAGGTGTCCACTTTCCACGAGTGCCCTGCCTTGTCGATGAACCCCGTTACACCGTTCGCCAGCACATCTTGCCGAAGTTTCTCGGCAAGGGTCTGCCAGTCCGTCGCGTTCGCAAATGACGCGCCCGCCACGCCAACCTGCGCGGAACTGATGAGCGTTGCCACGTTGCGGTCTACTGCTGCTCCGACGCTAGTCAGCCGCTCCATCACAGCGGAAGCGAGAGCGGCGATGATGGCGGTATGGAACTGGGAGCCTTTAGGATGCGGTTTTCCAGCATCCTCACAAGCGTCCACCATACCACGGGCATAGAGCGTCGTCATCGAGTCGTCGCACCACTCCCGCGCCTGCGCGTCGGCGCGTGCCATCACGGTACGGATGGACGTTTGCGCCGAGCGCAGCGCGTCAGCGGGTTTGGGAGAGAGGAGCGCGGTTGCCAGCAAGAGGACTGCCGTATCCTCAGCGTCCTTGTACGTCTGCGTCAGCCGCTTTCTGCGGCTCTCAGCATCTGTCAGCAACCGCGCTTTCTTATCCATTCTTCAATGCGGCATTCAGCCGGTCAGTAAGCGGAGCATTCTGGTCATTGACCGCAGGAATGGCGGGAGCAGCAGCTTTTGCCGCGTCAGCTGCCTTCTGCGCATCGCTGCCAATCTCTTTCAGCTCCTCTTCCAGTGCGGAGCCGCCCTTTTCCAGCACCACGCTTACAGCTGTCTTCTCGCTCACCAGTCCTGCTGCCTTGAGCGTCGAATACGCCGTCGCCGACTCCATCAAGTCTTGCGGCAATCCGTCCTGCCATCCGATATGCACATCCTGCTCTCCAATCTCGACTGCACCCTCCACGCCGTTCGCCACAGCAAGACGCGAAGCGATGCTGATAACCTGCTTGACGGCTGGGTCAAACTGCATACGCAGCCTGTTGATCTTTCTCAGTGTTGAGATGAGCAGCCGCTTCAACGCAGACCCGCTCTCCGCCCGCCCAAAGTCCCCGCCAAAGAGCGCCGGCGAGATGCCGGTGAGTTGGAACTTTTTGCTCTGCAAGTTGTCCAGCTCCTTGAATGCCGCATCCAGCTGACCGTCCCACGTGAGGTAGTTCACGTCCTCTCCGATGCCGAGGGGGAAATACTTCCCGCCCACGCGCACTTCTGGCTGGTTCGTAACAGGGTTCGTCGTGACGGCGCTAGAAGGCCCCTTAAGGTTCGGGTCGCTGTGCTTGTCCAGCACATACTTGATCTGTGATAGACGGCTCTCCTCTTCCTGGCAGATCGGCTCACAAATCTCATAGTCGCTGATGCCGAAGTAGCGATCGGACGTGGTCACGTTGTGCACGGGGACAAGCAGGAAGTCGTCCACGCCTGTTGACACTGGCTCTGGGTCGCCGCTCACCACACGCAGGATACCGCCTTCCTCATCAAGCTGGTAGACGGTATGGAGGACGCTGCCGACGAAATGTGTCTGCGTGTCGAGGTAGAACTTCTCGCCCGCCTGGTATCTCCAACCGAGAACGTGCCCCTGGATGTCCTTGATGTCATACGGCAACGCCCATGGCAACCACACCTCCGGCGACACTGTGCCGATGTGCACCTTGCCATCCTTGAACCATGTGTTGAACAAACCGTTCCCGTACCTGCTCACGTCGATGCCAACCTCATAAATAGTATTGACGAGCCGGTTCTCAGCCACCATCGTGTCGAGGAACGTCTGCTGCTCTGGAGACGCCGCTGTGAACTGTGGGGGCTCACCCACAAGAAGGTCGGGCCATATGGTGCTGAGCATCTGATGCCAGTTGATGGCTAGCCAGATTTGCGCTCGGCGTTCAGGACGCAGAGACTGCGCCCATTCGAGGAACACAATGTCGTGAGCACCGTCGAAGAGCGCACGATCCTTGACATACGTCCCCAGCCGATACGCTTCTTCGTCCGGCCAGAACTTCGCGCCGATTCTCAATGGATTTTGCGTCAGCATCACGTCACCTCACATCAAAAACCGGCAGGCTTGTCGGGCTGTCGTCCCCACCGCACACCAATCCCATTCGACTCGCAGAACCCCGTGATGGCGTCCGGCGCATCGTCGTGTGCGTTTCTTCCCGCCTTCAGATAGTGAGTCAGCTCGCGCATGAAGCGGTCATAGTCCGTTCCTGTCAAGTAGTCGCTTCGGAACACCACGTTCTCTAGCACGAACGTGGACCAGGACAGGATGCGCGTCTCCTTGTTCGATGTGGTCTGCCGGTCTACCACGGCACACGGGTAGTTTGCTTTTGCGAATGCCTTCCGCAGGTTGCTCGCGTAGAGCCTCCCCCCGTTGTTGCTCTCCACGGTCAAACGAATGCAGTGCTCCTTTGCAGCGCAGTTCACCACCTGCTGCTCCGTGATGTCCATGTCCTCTGAACTGAACACCACGTCCGTCACGTACCACTTCTCTCCGATGCTCTTGGCGAACACAGCACCGAGGCTGTCTGCCCCACGGTCAGCCGTGTCCACGTACCCAACGCACGTTGCCTGCGCCAGCTCATCACGCTTTTGCTTCAGCTCGAAGAATTGCATATTTTCAATCGGGTACAGCAGCCCTTCACGCTCAACAGGAGACTGCATGTACTCCGCGTCGAAGATAAAGGACGGCATGGTTGTCTGCATGTCGATCAACGTTGCCGTCGAGATCACGTCCTCGCACGCTGAGGCGCCGTTTACGAGGGCAGGAAGCGAGTAGACCTCGTAATCTCCGACCTCACTCTGCTCCATCTTTCGCCCGATGATGTCTCGGTTGCTCCACCTTGTTCCGATGAACAGCTCGGGGCACCGCACGCCACCGCGCTCTTCCTCGCGCGTGAAGAATGTGGACTCGTACCACAGCCAGTCCTTGTCCAACTTTGGCTCATTGAGCGCATCGTCAATGTTCTTCAGCTGGTCATCGATGATCGCCAGCCGTGACGCACCCTTTCCCGTGAACGGCCCACCCACGCCAGCGCAAAAGTAGGACGATGTGACTGCCCCCACCACCGCCCAGTCCGCCACCGCCTGATGGTCCTGCTTCAGCCGTACTTCTGGAAAAACAATGTGGTACTTGTCGCTCTGAACAAACCCCATGACCTGCTTCGACAGCGTTTCCGCGAGGTCTGCGCCGTAGGACGCCCGCATGATGGAGTCTGCCGGCCACCTTCCGATGCTCCACGCAGCAAGAAGCGATCCGGTCACCGACTTTCCGAAGCGCGGAGGCGTCGTGATGATGCCCCCTTTCTTTCCCGACCTGTGCTCCACGACCCGCTGCCCAAGGTCACACACGTCTGCAAGGTATGGTCTCTTCTCGGAGTAGACCTCCGGCACCATATACTTGCAGAACTCGTAGAATGACGTTGTGACGTGCTCTCGCAGCTCAGCACGCCGGTCCAGCTCGCGTCTGGCCTGCTCCGCCAGAATATCGTCGAGTGTGACGGTTTCTGCCACCTACGCCGCCTCTGGCCCGTCGTCCTGAGCAGCAGCGGCACGCGCACGGCCAACTTTGACCGCCTCTGCCAGCTCCTCGTCGCTCATCTCCGCCACAGGACGGTCAGACTTGATAACAACGGCATCCACGGCACTGCCATCAAGCACCGCGCTCGTGTGGACGAGCTTGTCCATCGCCGTGGCAAGCTGACTCAAGGCCTTTCCATCGTCGATTTTGATGTTTTCGAACGTCGCATCTTTAGACAGGAGGTCAGAGATGCGGTTGACGAGGTTGTCCACCTTCTCCCGCAACTTCTCCTTTCGCGTCCGCGCATCGAGGCCCTTCTGAAGAATCTGGGCATCCTGCGCCAGCCGTTCGTCCCAGTGGAAGAACGAAGACCAGGCGTGCACGTCCTCCTTGTCCACGTCAGTGCCAAGGCGCAACGCCACAGCCTCTTCGCGTTCGTCTATGGAGAGCTCGGGGTCAAGAGCGGAGTAGATGTTGAACGCACGCTTATGAAGCGCCGTTTCCTCGATATTGAGGTCGATGATTCTGGACATGGCTATTGGGCCTCGCCCAAAAGCGCTGCTCGCAAAGCCACACGCAGTTGCCCAGACTGCCGATTGCCCATGCTTTCCTCCCCCTATTTATGCGGACTGCCCGCCCCTCTGCCCGCATTGCCCCTTTGCCAGCTGTAGAGCAGTGCCCGCTGCCCGTCGAGAAACAGCCGCAAAGCCACCTTATTACATCATATAGTGTACGCGACAGTGAAGGTTAAGGGGAAATTGAGGACGTGAAGAAATGATGAAGATGAGTTTTGAAGAGGAAAATTTTGTAGAAATTCGAGGCACTGCCCTATGCTATCGGGCCGCCTGGGGGTTTAGGCCCCCGCCCAAACTAGTTGCCAAGTGTGGAACCTAGGTAACTTGTAGTGTATATACTACACTAGTTCTTGTAACGGTAATCAAGATTGGCGTTACAAGAACGGCGCCGAAACGCACCAAAAACACCACGCGAGAGCACACACATGGCACACGCCACAAACACGCCACAAACGCACTCTACAACAAGCATATAGGACACACAGGAGAAAAACAAGCGGTAAGCCGCAGATTTGGCGGATCATTGCATACTTGCTGCTGATTCTCTCATATGACGTGTAACCTAATATTTGGGGCCGACACACATGCCCAAAAAGTTTCTCCTATATACGGTAATTTGGAGCTCAGAAACCCCTGCACCCCGCATCAATACTACATTTTTTTATGTGCCACATGAATTCGCCATGCGGTAGACACGGTAGACCGAGCCCGCAAACGCACTCCTAGACTCGCTCCCAGCCTTTACCACATCACTTTATGAAGATTTCTTCATACTTCTTTCACGTTTGTCTATTGCGTTTCTCCCGTCTGTCGCTATTCTTTCATCGTAAACATTCAACACCGCACCTTCTCATAGCGTCCGGCCCCGTAGGCTGCACAAGGGACGCGCCGATCAAGTCCCGCTGGGAGTAGA